TTTCTAAGAGTGCCGCCATACGCTCACACTCTTGACTACCGTTACTGTAGATTACTGCTGTGGTCATATTCGATTACAATTTTTTTGTGAGAGGTTGTCCTATCACAACATATGTAGTGATGCGCTTTTCCATCTAGTAATTTTTCAATACTTTCTACAAGATTGTTAGCAATTACTTTGTTGGTTTCCTCACGCCATTTTTCTGTCATTGTTTAGATGCTTTCAGGACTACAATTTCTGCCTTGAGTTCTTCAATCTCTCTTTTTAGAGAAGCGATGCTATCTCTATGCGCTTTTCTATATTGTTGCGCTGCTAGATTATCTAGAAAATCACTAGTCACGTTGCCTCCAGTCATCAGGTTTGTCTTGTTTGAACCAGTCAACGATCTCATCCGCACCGTCAAATTGAGTTCTGTGATTGGATGGATCAGGATCGCCCAAACCCATCCTATTCATAAAATCATCTATACTGCCCTCCTCAATTCCTTTGGATTGGCGTCGTGCTTGTTTCAACCAATCTCTGGCAGTGGTGTATGATTTAGCGAGTTTCTCCGCCCAAATCATATCAGACAGTTCAACTACATCATTATTTGCAATCTTCTTGCAAATGCCTTCTAATCGTAATCGATACTGAGTAGATAGCATATCTTCCTTTATAACATTGATATTTAGAATAAAAAGGGGGGACCGAAATCCCCCCCGTTATTATATCACAGTATTATCAGAAGGACCAGGTTGCACCGATCTTGGTTCCATAACCGTTGTCAGCATCGTCAATGCCACCAGCAAAGGAGAGTTCGCCGTAGACAGAGAGTGCTTCAGTAGCAGCAACACTACCGTAGACCTTACCAGAAAGAACGGTGTCGCTCTCACCAGCATCAGTAACTACGAAAGAAGGACCCACTTGAGCGCCCCAAGAAACATTCTCACCAGCGGTGCCAGCGTAACCTACGTGAGCGTCTGTAGTGGTCCCAGTGTAATCCGAACCAGTGAAACCTGAGTTTGCCTCTACGTTAACGTAGGGTCCTGCCAGGGCAGCACCAGGAGCAGCAAAAGCAACAGCTGCAGCGGAAGCAGCGAAAGCAGTTTTGATCATTGAAATTTTCCTCTATAGAGTTTACATGGCGATTAGGTCTGTCCCAATCGCATGAAGATAATTTATCAGAGATGACCCCTAAAAGTCAACCCCCTTGTGCCAGTTTTTAATGAGTATATCTTACCAGTCAGTTAAGATAAATTAATGCACCAATCAATTTGACGTTTGCACCCGTGATAGTAACGTCGGCAGAACCAGTGATATTGACTGCGGCAGAAGTAATGTCAAGGTCTGCTGTAGTAAGACTTGTAGTAGCAAAGTCTCCTGTAAAGTTTGCAGTTGTTACTTGAGTATCAGTTGCAGCAAGAGTAAATTCTCCTGTTGATGCAACATCAATAAATCCAGCACTGTAAATTCCTCCAGATTTTGCACCACTAATAGAAAAATCTGTTGCGGTATTCAGATCCATGCCAAATACTCTATCTTTAATAAGTGCTCCAGGTCCACCCGCTGCTGTCATTTTAATAGCACCGCCTGCAAGAACTCTCCAATCTTGAGCAATATTAGATTGCAAACTACCAGGAGTATTGATTACTGTTGTTGAACGAGGATCAAACTGTTCTGTGGTATTCTCACCAGCACCTGTAGTTTTCTTCTGTCCAAGAACAATATCTTTCTTATTGATTTGAGCGGTAGTAATAGATTGACCACTCAGTTCAAGTTCACTTTCTGATTGGATCCTAACTGAACCTCCTTCCAATACCAGATCCTCTGTTGCAGTGATAAGGATCTTTGTTGCTGAAATATGTCTTTCACTTCCTATAGACTTCTCTACATAATCACCATAACAAAGAACATTAATTGCTATCCCTTCTTCATCGTCACCAGCATTGTACTGCAAGTTTGACCTGTTCTGGTGATATTGCTGTTGTCCAAACGTTTTGATGCCAAGGAGACCGCTTCCAGGACCTCGATTTGGATCTTTTACTCCTGTAACTAATTTGATATTACCAGAGTTATCAAGTGCCATGAAACTATCTGCTGGACCATCAACACGCAAAGCACCAACGATACCATCAGGTAACTTTCTCTCGTAAATTTTAGATCTAGTTAACCATCCCTTGTACCATGTACTAAACCTAGGATTATCCGTCAACTCCTGAGTTTCATCAGGAGTTGTTTGTTTAAAAATACTGTTGGGATATTGAAAAGCAGCTTGTTGTTTCATTATGGGCAATCAATATACTGACCAGTGCCAATCTTAGTAGCACCAACTGTTGCTAGAGCATCTGTATTCAGACATGCTAGCGATGGTAGGAGTTTTGCTCCATATCCACCACCACCGATAATATCAATGGCAGGGAACCTATCAAATGTTCTGGTTCTATCTAAGATGCGAGCACCAATGACGAACCCATCATCATTTATAACAGCTTCAGCAACACCTAATTCACCATTAACATACATGTCAGGTACACTAGTATATCCTATACCAGGACGAGCAATTGTGAAACTGTCAATAATACATCTGACATCATTGTCAACTGCACGATTTAACTTGTAACCATATCCATTTGCTTGTACTCTAATTTCTGTTAGGAAACCATTCTCATCTAGTAGTGCTGTTCCTACTGCACCAAAACCTTCTCCACCAATAAAGACATATGGTGGTTCCGCCCATGGATCTCCTGGTTTGTCAACAGGGATCTCAATGATACCACCGTTGTCATCAGTAATAATTTTATTCGGGTCAACAACTGGAGGTTCAAATGGACTGAATTGATTTTCTGGTGTATCTCCTACACCTTCATCATAGTCACCAATTTCTAAATCATCTCTTGTAATAATAAGAACATCTACTGATGCACCTTTACCATTGAGAGTGAATGTTAATGTCTCTTCGTCTTCGATAACACCGTCATCAGCAATACCAACAGTTACCTTTGCTTCGTTATTGTTAACTACAAACTCACCAGTCAAAGATCCTCCAACAATATCATTTGTTGTAATGTTTTTACCTAGTAGTGTATAGTAAATAATAGTTCCGTTTTCTACATTAGTTGTAGTAATCGTGTAGATAATAAATTCTCCTTCTGGACAAGAAGTTCTGTTCGCTCTAACAACGTAACTAGGAATTAAAGTTGGTTCAGCGTCTGGTAGTGTTTGGTTTCCAGGAGTAGATGGTTGATTTAAATCTCCTGGTGTTGGTTCTGAAATTGGTTCCAGAGGATTTTTAGGTTGAATTGCATATGGATCCTGCGGTTCTGTTAACTTTTGCTCAGTAATTGTACACTTACCAATGCTCTTACTGAAGATCGATCCTATACCACTATCTTGAGCAGGACTATTTTTTCTCAATACAACGAAGAAACTTTCATCAGGTTCATCTTGAGAAGAGAAAAGTGTTCGTACAGTAAATTCTTTTGAAGTCTCGTTTGGTGTAAATCCTAAGATACCATCAACAGGAACGTAGTCTACTCCTTCTGTAGCAGTGCCTTGATTTTTTAATGTCTTAAATGTGACAGAAGATGCACTATCCAGATATCCAGATCTGGTCACAGTAAATGTAGCAATATCACCTTCTGTAACTTCAACATCATTGATGCTGTAAGTAATCAGTGGTTTCTTATTACCATCAGTAGGATCTTTAGGAATACCACCAGTAAATCCTACAGTTGTTAGTTCTAGTGTCTTGCCTTTATATGCATCATCACAAACATACTGAGTATAATCTTTTGGAGTATCACCAAACAAACCATCAATGTCTTCTAGAAGATTGTCTAGGAAATTCTTATCATCTTTGTCTTTTTTCTTCTCTCCAGTTGTACATACTTGCTTATACTTAGAGCAAGTTGTATCTGGACCAGAACAAGAAATACCTAATAGTTTGAGAATGAAATTGATAGCACCACCAATGATATTCAGTGGTTCAGCAATAGCACCTAAGATTGCTTGCAGTGGACCTAAGATATCTTCTAGTAATCCTGTTAAAAGTTGATTGATCTTTGAGATAATACCATTAACAAGTTCATCTACTTGACACATGACTGCGCTATAGATTTGTTCAACATAACTCATTAAGACGTTTGTCAACCACCTCGCCAATCTTTCACCTAAGTCCATCATCTTACAACCTAGGTCTTTCAGAAGGTTGTTAGCAAATTCTGTGACTGGTGTTAATGCGTTACCTGTTTCATCTTGTCTCAAGAGTGCCTTTACTAGCGCGTCAACTGCATCTGCAATTTGTTTTTTAATATATCCTTTGACTTTTGCTAGAAGTTCACTAACGACAAGGGTTGCTTTATTGATATTAGTTCTGGCAGAAGAAATTGCACTATTCAATCCACCAGTGTATTTGTCAACATAGAATGTTCCGATGTTACCGTTACTATTTTGAATGTCTGCTAATAATTGACCCAAAATGCTAGTCATCTTGGTCTTAACATCAACATCCTTACATTTTTCTGCTACATCTTGACACCATTCTTCTCTATTAGGTTTTACACCTTGACCTGATGGGAAAGGAACCCTTAGATTGCCATCACCATCTGTAGTTCCATCTGATTGTCCAGCACCTGTTTTAGCAGTGGTATCGCTTTCTCCACCATCTCTATTTTCTGGACCCTCTTGTCCATCTGTAGCAGGGTTTGGTGCATATTGACCAAACTGTGTACCTGTAGTAAATGGAGGATCATCAGGTCTGACATTCTTAATAACTGTTGTCGCACCTGGGGTCTGTCCAATAGACCCCATAATGATAGGTGTTTGTTTATTACCATCTAGATAAAAACCGATAACCCAGCATCCTACTGTTAATTGTGGGTCACCACCAGCAACATTTCCAGGCGTAAAAGGACTATTGACGGGCATGATAACACTTGCCCATGGCAAATCAGGGGTATCGAGAATAGTTTTGTCTGCTGGATGCTCTCCAACAATTCTAACCTTAAATCGATATCCGCCTTTGTTATTTTCCTCGTCAGAGGCAGTGCCTTCAATTTGTCCAACCCACCAATTAAAACCGTCTTGTCCGATTTTATGAATTGGTGTTAGTTGAGATAACGCCTGGTCCATATTACTCAGTCCTCATAAACTAGGCACTCTGGTTCTGATGGATTTTGATCACAGTAAAGTTCTAGGTATGTGGGATCATGATGATCTCCTGCCTCAATGTCTTTCTTATGATGCTCGACATACTCTTCCAAGTCATGCAGTTCGCCTTCAATATGACGACGCATTTGTGGATTAGTAGTTGGATCTTGAAGGATCTCTTTGTCCTTCTTGATATGCTCTTCGATGTTTTCCATAGGTAATTACCTCCGTAGTTATTTAGAACTGTGTGCTGACGGTTTGTCTTTCATACCATAAGTGTCACGCATCAATCTGAGTGTAGTGTAAAACTGTCCATTTGTACCACTTACTCTATCATATTGATGTGTTACTTCTTCGATAAGATAAACACCGCTGCTTTCGTTATCCCAATTTTCGGATTTTGCTTCCTCACCTGGGACCTTGTTTCTTAGTCTAATGTCAATTTGATCTCCTGCACAAATTTGAGCATTTCCTGGCACAACTAGAACACATGATTGATTTCTTAGTGTTTCGTACCTTGCTATAGATTGTACTAGAAAATCTTTGTTAAAATCAGCATACTCGCTAGACTTAGTTTTGCCTGTGCCTTGATCCTGTTGCTCATGTGATCCTGGTTCTGGGTCATTATGCCAAGTTTCATGATCAATGAGAGTAGATATAACTCTGGTTGGTGTTTTGTCTAATGCTACACCACCAGGAAGATCTGGAAGTTCTGTTTGACCTCCTAGATGTGCCATTCTATCATAACTATCTTTCAGTTTATAGGTATATTCTGTATATTCTCCAGTGCTGTGGTTAAAGAAGATAACTCTAGAAGAATACTTACCCATCCTTAGAGATGTCATGATGTCTAGATCAGATATAAAATCAGAGGATGCAATAGTAAATCTATCATCTGCACTGTCAGTTTGGTTTAGTACCTTCTCTACATATGGACCCCAAGTTGCTACATCATACTCTTTTGCTCTAAGATCACCATCTTTTTCAGAGCACATACTGTCAACAGAGAAGAAATTATATCCTCTCCTACTTTCCCAGAAGAAAAATCCAGCACTACCTTTTGCTTGTAACGCATCCTCCTCATTTCCCTCAGTTTTAGTCCCTGAAGAAGAAGAATCAACAGAACCACCTGCTTTTGTAGAAATTC